CCATACCAGCGGTGAACACGGGTTCGGTTTTTACATTCCAATTCAAACCCGCGGCAACAATGGCCTCTTCGACACCCGGTGGCTGTATAAATCGCGTGCCAAGCCTATGCCAAGGGGTTTCGCCTACAAACATCATGGATTCGATTTCGTGTGCCATATCAAGATCTCCTATAGGCAGGATAGCAGACTCCAAAAAAACAGTCTAGTTTTTCTTTTGCTTGCGTTTTGGTTTTGTTTTGACGCCCGCGGTCTTATTTTTACGCTTTAGAGGCCCAGAGGTGTCGCTGAATATCCTAGACACGTCGCCGCGGAGGCCAGACACGTCGCCCCAGAGGTCTTTGTTGGGTCCCCATACCTTTTTGCCGTCGACGTCGTAGTGCCAGATTTTTTTGTTTTTCATAGTTTTCCTCTCAACACCTCGGTGCCGCTACTCCTCGTCTCCGGTTTCCATAGTTGTCAAGGCGAACGCGATTTCAGAATATCTGGTGTCAAATCTTTTTACAATCGCACGCCAAAGCCGGGGATAGTTGGAAAACTGTTTCAGGTGCTCGAAAACCTGCGAGCGCAGGTAAGTCGGGTGCTCGGTTTCGGCTTTTTTTAGGTAAATTTCCGCGAATTCCTCGAAATTTGCCGCCACGAGGTGGCCGGCCAACACGTAAAGTACCAAGGGTTTGCCTTCGTCGGTTATTTTCGACCACTCGCGCTCGTATTTGACCTCAAGCTCTCTGATACGGGCCAGTCTTTCGGCGTCGTATTCCGTCATATCCCCGGCGCCTATGTGTACCCAGGTGTAGTAGTCGTCGTTTTTAACATCTATGGTCCTGATGTCTTCGCCTATCAAAGCTTTCATTTCACGCGCCTCCTGCGTCCAGACTTAGATGTGGTTTTATTTGTGAGGTTTTTAGTCTTAATTTTAGGTAATTTTCCGTTGCAATGAACACAGGTTTTGCTCTTGATACCAGACACATTGCCACGGATTCCAGACATGTTACCGCTAAACCCAGACACGCCTCCCTTGAGACCCGACACGCCTCCCTTGAGACCCGACACGTCGCCGCTGAGCCCAGACACGTCGCCGCCGAGTTCGGACACGTAGCCGCGGAGCCCGGACACGTCGCCCCAGATCCCGGACACGTCGCCGCGGATTTTTTCATGCTGCCCCCAAATCCTTTTGCCGTTGCCGTCGAAATGCCAGATTTTATGCTTTGCCATAACCAAACCATAGCCGGAAATCAACGCCTAAGTCAAGGCTTAATTGCACTCGTCGCGCTTATAAGACATGTAAAGAAACGCGGGAAGCCGGGTCTGGGGTTTTAGCGACGCCGGTTGCAAAACACGCCGGCATATGATAGTCTGGTGTTATGAAGACAACCATTTACGGCAGAAAAGCAGACATCCGAGCCCTGGAAGCCTGGTTTTTTGACGCCAGTCTAAACGGCTGGGCAAAAGTAGAGAACCGGCTCCAGCACCGTGCCGCGGAAATAATGGTGGCTCACGGACACGCCATGGTTGTGGAAAAGAAAAACTACGGCAGGATTGCTAAGATTCGCATCACAGACAACAAAGAAGGCCAGCAGTCATGACTCTCGAACGCCTTCAAGAACGGCTGGGCTACACCTTTGGGGATTCTTCGATCCTGCTGCAGTCGTTGACTCATACCTCCTTCGGGCACGAGCACCTTTCGAAGGTTCCGGTGGGTCTCCGGGACAACGAGCGGTTGGAGTTCCTGGGCGACGCCGTCCTGGACGTGGTGATTTCGGATATCCTCCTCGAGTCTTTCCCCAATTCCCGTGAGGGGCAGCTTTCCAAGATGCGGGCCGCGGTGGTGAATGAAAAAACTTTGGCCGAGGTGGCGCGTTCGCTCCGGCTCCAGGAGTTTATCCGCCTCGGAAAGGGCGAGGCCGCGACCGGAGGGGCGCTCAAGCCCTCCATTCTCTCCAGTACGTTTGAAGCCTTGATTGCGGCGATTTACCTGGATGGCGGCTTCGGCGCGGTCTATCCGGTGGTGCGCCAGCTCTTTGAGCCGCTCTTTTCCGAAGAGCGTGAGCTCATGGCCTTTTACGACCACAAGACCCAGCTCCAGGAGATCAGCCAAGCCAAGTGGCGGACCACTCCCTCTTACCATTTGCTCGGCACCCAAGGCCCCGACCATGCCAAAGTCTTCGAAGTCGAGGTGCGGATGAGCGGCCGCCCTCTGGCCACGGCCAAAGGCTCTTCCAAGAAAGAAGCTGAACAAAACGCGGCCCGTTTGGCCATCGACACCTTAGGATGAACGCTGTAATAGAATATCTGACATGAAAACAAAGCAGATTTTTTTGTATTACTTAGACCGCGACGGAGATCAAATTTGGGAACCGCACAAAGACATCTGCGGCGACGCTTCTGGGCTTTGGGGCGACGCTTCTAATATCTGGGGCGACGTGTCAGGGCTCCGCGGAAGTGTGTCTGGAATCTACGGCAACGTATCCGGGCTTCGCGGCGACGTGTCTGGGCTCCGCGGAAGTGTGTCTGGAATCTACGGCAACGTATCCGGGCTTCGCGGCGACGTGTCTGGGCTCCGCGGCGACGTGTCTGGGTTGTTCGCGGATTGCACCGCAGTTGTTGCCGACCTAGAAACCGAGCCCCTTGGGCTCAAAAAACCCCGCCGAGACCAGCGATGACCGCCCACAGGCATCCGGAATTCCATCTCGCCGCCGTCAGGGCTCTGGGCTTTACTCCAGCCGCCCAGCCCAGTCCCGGCGACGCCTACGTCAAGGGCTGGTCTCGGAAACGCGGATGGGCGACCCACGTCAGATGCGAGACCTGCGGCGCGGTTTTGGAAGTTCACAGCTTGGCCAAGATGCGCGCCCACGCCGGCAAACACGGAGTCGCTGGTTTCCGCGCCTATAAAACCGCGTTGGCCTACCTGGAGCCGGGCTCCGCGGCTCACTTGGGCTTCCAGCGATGGGCGCAAGAGCTGCCAACGGTAGGCCAGAGCTAGAGCCCTGTCATAGGGCCCGGTTTCGGAAAAAAGATCAGTTATAAGTCCGGCGGCGCCGATTTCATAACTTATTTGGTACCCGGCGTCTTAGGTGCTTGTACCAGCGCTGACGTCAGGATTTGTTTTTCCCGCCGCTGACTTTCTTTGTTATTTTAGATCTCAGAGTTTTGCCAAAATCAAAAAGTTTCTTTCTTATTTTAGACACCAAACCCCATATCCCCGACGCCCTCCCTCGGAGGTCGGACGCCTTGCTTTGCATCCCAGACACGTCGCCGTGGAGGTCGGCTTTCCCGCGAAGGCCTGGAATCCAATGTCTGCGCGCGCGCAGGCGGCCCCGATGTCCGGCAATCACCACTCGCACCTGCACTCCGTGGTGTCCCGCCAGTTGCGGTCCCAGTTACCGCATTTCCGGCACTCGCGGTCTCGGTTTTCATGCGGTCCCCGGACCCGGTTTCCGTTTTTGTCGAAGTGATAGATTTTATCGTTTGCCATATATCTACGATAGCAAAACCGAAGCCCGTTGTCAACTCATGACAAAAACAGGTAACGGTAAACCGTCGCCGAGGCCGCCTATGTATTGGCAAAACCGCAATGGTTTCAACGTCTTATCTGCGACTGAATCCCGGCGGTAATATTTAGTAATGACATCAATGACTTAGCAATAGGTCGGCTTTCCCGCGAAGGCCTGGAATCCAATGTCTGCGCGCGCAGGCGGCCCCGATGTCCGGCAATCACCACTCGCCCCAGCCCCGTCGCCAGTGCTCCCAAGCGTCTTCGGGTCTGTCATCCACGGGCTTCGGTTTCGACTTCGGTTTCGCCTCGCACCTGCACTCCGTGGTGTCCCGCCAGTTGCGGTCCCAGTTACCGCATTTCCGGCACTCGCGGTCTCGGTTTTCGTCGGAATCCCACATAGGACCTCATTTTAGTTGCAAAAAACAGTTAATTTATAAACGCCTAGCCCGGGCTTCTATCGCCGACGTAAACGACTTTATCCCTGATCCCCGGGCGCTTGATCCTATATTCGATTCCGCAAATCGGACACCACTTGCGCTCCACGCTTCCCCGCATCGCATAAACCACGTATTTGCCTAAAGAAAAAGTGAAAACGATGTGCCACCAGGGGTGCGGAATTTTTATCGATTGCTTTATTGGCCTCATATTTTACCTCTGATTGCCGTGCAGTCCAAAAATAGCCCAGTCACGTCTCCTTGTATGTAGGATACGTCGCCGCGGATCCCAGACACGTCGCCGTAGATACTAGACACGTTGCCCCGGAGGCCTGACACGTCACCCCAGATGCCAGACACGTCACCCCAGATCCCAGACGCGTCGCCCCAGATCCCAGTCACGTCACCATAGATGCCAGAGACGTCGCCCCGCAGACCAGACACGTCGCCGCGGAGGTCCTTATTGGGTCCCCAGATCTGGTTTCCGCTGTCGTCGAAGTGATAGATCTCACATTTATCTGCTGTCATGGTTTAATTCTAGCACAAAAACGGTTCCCAGGCAAGACCGGGTTACAAAATACCTGAAATCACAGGTCTTTTCTAAACCTAAGTCCTACGGGAAACACGGGCACCCCTCTTTTGCTCAGCTTTTGAAACCCCACCGTTAGCCGCGCCCCCACGTAGGACTCGCGGTCGCGGAAGACCTGGCGCCGGGTTTCCAAATCTGCTTTTAGCACACAGTCGAACCTAAGACCGTCGGCGGTCACACATGTTAGAATCGCGGACCCCTTGGCGCGGCCACGGCCTTCTTTTACAGCCACGACTTCAAATTCCGCATCTTGGAATTCCTTTACCTTTTGTAGGTCCCGGCTTCTCTGGCAGACGTAGAGGCCCCGGGGAGCCCTAAGCATGGCGCCCTCGTAGCCGCTGTCGCGGAAGTCGCGAAACCGGTCCCACATCTCGGCCTCCGACGCCGCAGCTACGGTTTCCACCCTTACCACGCGACCCCGGCGACTCAGGCCGCCGAAGACCTGGTCTAAAACCTTCATCCGAGCTTCGAAATCGAGTCCGGGCACGTAGCAGTCGTAGACGTGGTACTCCACTGCCCCCTGGCCGCGGTCTTCGGCGGAACCCCTAATCGCCGACGTCAGGGCCTCGAAATCGGCCCTCATGTCGTGGTTGTAGAGTTCGCCGTCTAGCACCAAAGACTTCTCGCCAAGCAGGGCCTGGATTTCGGTTTCCAGGTCCCCGAGCCCGGCAATCCGGACCCCGGTCCGCGACCACAGGCCGCCGTCATAGGTGGCGCGGTGGCCGTCTAGTTTGGGCTGCACGTATTGCGGCCATTGCGTGGCGGCGGCGCGGTAAACCTGGGCTAGCATCGGTGAAAACCTCGGTTTGGCCTCGGCGTCGGTGCTGTAGCCCTGGCGTTCCACGCGTTTCCGCCACAGTTGCCGCGCCTCTTTTACCGCCTGTTCGGCGTCTGTGGTCTCCGACTTCCTGCCTTTGTTTTTGCCGCCGACTTCGACCCTGGCGACCTGCGTGGCGCCGCCCACGACGCCGTACTCGGTAACCACGGCGTGTCTGGGTTCGGCCTCCACGTGCACTCGCCAGAATAGCGTGGCGCCGGTTTTTGATCGCTTATACAAACACGGCAGGTTTTCATCGCTCATATTTGGTATCCCCTATGTTTACCGACTCGTCGATGGCACCGAGAAGCCCTGTGCAGTCCAAAAACAGTCCCGACGCGTCGCCGTGGATGTCGGATACGTCGCCCCGGATGCCAGAGACGTCGCCCCGCAGACCAGACACGTCGCCGCGGATCTCAGACACGTCGCCCCAGATATTAGAAGCGTCGCCGCGGATCCCAGACACGTCGCCCCAGATCCCAGTCACGTCGCCCCAGATCTCAGACACGTCGCCCCAGATATTAGAAGCGTCGCCGCGGATCCCAGACAGGTCGCCGCGGAGCCTGGAAACGCGGCCCCAGAGCCCGGACACGTCGCCCCAGATCCCAGATGTGTCTCCGCTGATCGCAGACGCGTCGCCGCTGATCGCAGACGCGTCGCCCCAGAGGTAGGACACGTTGCCGCGGAGCCCAGACACGTCGCCACTGAGGCCCGACACGTCGCCGCGGAGGCCAGACACGTTGCCGCGGAGGCCAGACACGTCGCCGGTGATGCGCTGATGGGGCCCTGCAACCCGGTTTCCACTGCTGTCAAAGTGCCAGATGTTCACGCCTGATCCTCGCAATAAACGCTTTTGTAGGCCTCTCTAACACCCCAAACCCAAGCAGATCGTGTTTCAAATAACAAATCTATTGGACTCACGTCTTTTTTGTTTTCAATTAATTCCAAACACTCTCTGCTTGTTTTTAGCCGAATAATCGCCGACAAATTAGAGCGCAACGTGGTTCTCGTTAGTTTTATGCGCGTAAGCAGCGAAGGCACGGCGTTTTTAAAAACCGTTATGGGTTTTCCCGAAAACTTGCCGTTTTTCATTTCAGACCCCCTTCTAAGTAACTGCTTATGAAAACACAGGAGTTAAGCGCGTACCGGCGCACCTGCAATTTCCACAACTTATTTCTTTATAAAAAACCCTGAGATGTGCTAAAACCGGGCCTATTGTCGGGCTGTTGTTGGCCCAATCGTAGATTCTGCCCAAAAAAACTCGTTTATGCGAAATTCGTATGACACACTAGCCCAATGCAGGGGCGGTAAAAACTCTTTCACCTAACCTCCTATGTGTTACCGCACCCTTCGGCATACCGGCGCCGACAATCCACGGACAAAAGCACTAACAGCTCGAATTCCGAGTTTTCGGGAAAAACCCCTAACAACCCCGAGGATCGAAGCGTGTTTCTATTTTGTTGAAAAAAATAGTCTAAAAAAGACAATACCTGGGAGTCCAGCCTAGCATAGCGGTCGCCGGCGACAAGCCTTAGGTCTTGATTTTTACTCGGCGGTTGGAACTCAGTCATTTGTGACCGCCCTTTTTAGGCCGCCACTAATCGACGCTTTTCGCAGAACAGACAAAGCATAACCAGTCCTAAGACCGGAAAAAACAACTAAATCGCGTATGCGCAGCTGTTTCTGCCATTCCCAAAATTCTAAAAACGCGCAAATTTGGTCATCGATATAGCCCTGGTCCACACAACCATCGCGGGGCGCAAAAAACATTTGTGGCAAATAAGGAGACTCGAATTTGCTAACGGCCTTCATTTAAGGTCCTCACAACCCCAGGCGGCACAAAAACTGTATCCATATCTGCGGCCTAACTGGTCGCTAAAATCTATCATAGAAAACCTGTGCGCGGATTGTAATTGTTGCTCGTATTTGAATCTGGCGACCCGTAGGTGTCGCCACCTTAGGTCGGAAAAATGAGCCCTCATGACTCCGGAAAGGCGCCAAACCGCCAACTCAATGCCAGCAAAGTCGCCTTTGAAATCAGTTAAACCCATACCAACACTGTATCTGAAAAACTCACCGCAGTCAACGCCGCAATAGAGCTGCAAAACCTAGTTCTTTTTATCAACAATGTTACCGTGTTCTTTTTTGGCCTTCGCCACCGAAGCCTTGGTCCGCGCGGCTTCCCGGCATTGTAGGAACAGCTTGGCGTCTTTTTTGCGCCCCTCGACGACGACAAGCGTCCGCCCCTCGTGGCTGTGCAACCTAGCCACGGTCTGAATGTTTGGAAACATGGTCATCGTCGCCCACTCGGAAAGCCAGGTCATGCAGGCCATGCCGTTGTCGAAAATCACACCCTCGGCGACGACGCCAAGACCACTGTGTCCGTGCAGGTCTTCTCTGCGATAGAGATAAAACGTCTTCATAGGGCCTCGCTTCCTATGATTATAAGATCTCATACCTGAGACTATAAGTCAACATTTGTATTTGCCAACAATTACAGAGCGTTGGCAACACTAAGATCTCAGACACCTAAAAGCCTGCGACACCGGCGCCAAAACGTGGGAAAAACAAAGCGCGGCAACCGCTGCTTTAATTCAAATGGTTTCGAGTAACTGCGCCAAAAAGAGCCCGAGGAGCTTTTGTGTTTTGTTACAAAATAAAAATTTGTTTTTTCAGCACCGGTAGAAATCCAAACACTGCCGTCTGACAGATTTTTTTCTATGATATTTTTGAGTCTTTGGAAGCCAAAAGCCAAAGATCGCTCATCTTTTTTAGCGCCCATCTCAGATTTCCCCCTTATACGCGGCACACAAGTAAGCACCCTTTATGTTGGATCCGCGTAGCAGGTAATGGATTTCGTTTACACGCATCTGGGTTAACACCTGATACTGGGCAAAACCAAGCTGGTTTTTAACAACCCAGCGCTCGAAAAGCGCTTCGGCGAATGCGCACATGTCGTCGCCGAAGTCGTAAGAGGATCGCATGGACTCCGGCAATAAAAACTCGGTAACAGCTGTCATCGCACGCCCCCTTCCAGCTCCGCGCAATCCAGGTATCGGCGAAAGATAAAAAATCTCTCGCGCGCGGCCCGACAGTGCATGGGGTCGCGAACCCACGAAAGCGACGACAGAAGACAGAAAACCGCCATCCATGAGCAGCGCGGCGGTAAAAAACTGCTTAAATATCAGTCGGTTGAAGACTTGATCCAAGTTATCACCGGGCGTAAATGTGCGCGTCTGCGTAGATGTCTCGGGTTTCACGTGTGCCTCAGGGTTCAAATATCTTGTTGTGGTGGAATTTCATCTGAAAAAAAGTCACAGCCGTAACCTTTTGCGACAGCTCGGGCACGAATTCGTAAAACCACTCCTTGTGTTTGAAGGACAACAAGTCTTGGTTTGTCGCGCCTCTTTTAAACAAAGCAACCAAACACTGTATGGGCCTACTCATCGCGGAAACGCTTACGAATTCCGATGCTTGAGGGCTATTACTTGCACTGCTCATCGCAGGCTCCTATAATGTCCTTACTTTTCTGGACATAGCGCATCCAACATATTGTCATTGTAAAACACATTTAATTGGGTTTTTTTCGAGGCGTATACAGCAAGGGGGTAATTGCAAGTGCGCGAAATCCATTTTCAACGTAGTTAAAATATCGCCGAGTTTGTGATGCGGATCCAGTAGATGCCGGAGAGCGTATCTGGGAATCTGTATTTAGTGCGGTAAGAAAACAACGTCGGCGTCTGCTTGACTAACATTGGGCGCTCCTCGCTGAGCCTAAGATCGTGGCTCTTTTTTGTTTTAACACACCCTAGGTTGCTGTCAAGCCTAAATAAGAGGCCTGCCGTCATTGCATGGCCCCCGCGAAGCTATGCGGTCCCGCGACCGCTGCGGAAATAAAATACCTGGCGTGGTCGCTGTATTTTCTCGCGGCCTCCGTGGCCCCGCCGTTTCTTCCCAAGTAGTACAGACTGACAAAGGGATTGTTCGTGTAGATGGACCCAAAAATAAAGGGCGTCGGCGCTTTTTTCGCAAACACTTTGCACTCCTAGACTCCCGGGCACCCGGGCCTGACCTATAGCCTAACACGGCCTTCTCTGGTGTCAAGCCATGGTTTAAGGGCCGGTGTCCTCGCGCCACGCGATATCTAACACCCTATCTGTGGCCCAAAAAAGCGCATGGGCTAATGGGATGTGTTTTTGTCGGTAAACGGCTGGCGGATTTCGCCTATGTTTATCTGCGACTAAGTCTATGATATCTTTTATTTTATAAACGGAAAACATACACGGCGGCATGCAATACCGCCCCAGTCGCGAGCAGCCGTGGTAATAAAACTCGCTCAATGTTTTCCCGGCTTTCATGGACCGCCCGCCCTGTCTTGCTTCCAATCTTTGGTCTGGCTTATAATACCAGAACCCAAATCAGCGCTCAACGCCAAGCCTATGGCATGTTTTCGCATAGCTCTTTTAGCCCTTGTTTTACCGGGTTTCCGTAAGCGCTTTCGTTATTGGTCGTCCTGTGGTGGTGCAAAAAGGGCTTGATTTCTTTTGGCCACCAATACCGCATCAAGCAACGGACATCGAGTTCCCAAAACGGGCTATGGCAAAAACGATCACCGATGCAAAGCGGAGTCGGAGGTGTTTTGATCACAAAAGTCCGCCATGGCCTGCACGGCAAAAAGCAAGACGTTGTCGAGTTTTGTGTAGCGCTCCCATTTCCAGGAGTACGTTCGATCTACTACGGTTTCCGCAATCAAAATGCCGACATGGTTCATCCTGCCAATACCAAGCAAACAAGGCCCCGAGCAGTCCAGGCCCCGGTGTTCGCACCGGTGATAGGAAAACGGCGTCGGTGGTTTTTTTGCTTGCGCGGCCATACCCAGGGTCTGTTTTTTGTTCATAATACGCCACCCGGCATATAATAGGTTACGTTTTCCGCGTAGTGGCTAACCAAATCGCATGTTTCGCAACCCCGAAGCCACTTTGGCTTAGCCCGCATCAGGCGTACTAACTTTTGTTTCTTAAACAAATTTTCACAGTTTCCGGCAAAACCCGAGCATAAAAACAAAACCCAGATGCTCGCGCCCGGCATAGAAAACGAGCGCAAGGAAGACCGTGCAGTCGTTGATTCAAAATTTTCGTATTTTATACCCGTGCCCTCCGTAAATTGCTTCATGACATAGATCTCTATGGCACACTCTGTGCATTTTTACAACAAAAACCCAAGGTTTGGGACCCCTGATTTCCCGAGGCAGTTTTTTAACACCTATAAAAGACTCGTGTACCCAGTTCAAAAACTATTGAACTGTCTTATTTCCGCCCCCTCGGACAGATGGGACGGAACCGTATACGTTAATTTGCGGTATCTATTGTCCGGTTCAGTCATCTTTACCCCCCCCCATAGACGCGCTTGAGTACGCTTTCCTGGCCCGCAACCACCCATCGGCCACGAAGTCGAAATCGGGGGTTCTAAGGCGATGCCAGGAATACTGATCGGTTACTGCGTGTCTCTGAAAAAAATCAGAGTGGCGGAACACCTGCCATAAACCAAAGATTGTATACGGCTGTCTCCAAAATTTTACCTCGTATGTGAATTCGTTGTACTTTTTTGTCAAATTTGCACCGCTATAGCAAAAGCCTAATTATGCTTCGATTTTTAAGAACAAAAACATACAGAGGGAGGCGCTTATTGGGTTTTAGAAACAAAGATTGATCAAACGACCTGTTTTGCCACAACCTCAGTCCAATGAACTCAGATAAGCTATAAGTCTTAGGTGTCACCGTCGAAGACCGCATAACCACACATCCTATCTATCATCGGCCACAAGACAGGCGTCTAAGTACTGGTATCGCATCGTATGCGACCTCAGAGACCATATTTTGTCGCCGCCGACCTGCAAATAGGGCAGATCCAACATGTTTGTATCGCCGGCTTTGTTAAAAAACAACAACACGTTCGTTTGTTTGGCAATCCTCACAGATATGACGGCACCAATGGCCCCGGCGTCCAGTCGGGTGCCCAGCACGCGGCGAAGGTCTTCGAATTCGCGCTCGACGGGTTTTGCTGTCATGGTTCCGCCCGGCTATATTTTATTTTCCACTGCGCGTGACTAATGTTGACCTGTTTAGGTGTTAAATCAATGCTTACATGCGTAAGCCTGCACCCGCGCCCGCCCAAGTTTGAGCGCCGGCACTCACAGCCGATGGTGCCCGTATTGGTTTCTTTGTCTACTCGCAAGCCAACGCTATCAAAAATACACCCTCCCACCACAAGGTTTTCAGTCAGCATGCTTGTTATACTAAAGGGATTAGTTACTGTTTTCATCGCCACCCAAGCTGTTTTCAAAAATGCCTCAGATCTCTTATGTCTTTTTACACCGATTTCAAACAATTGTCAAGGTATTCGTAACGAATACCGAGGGATGCCAGCGCACAGATCTTGTCGTCGCTTAAATACAAGGTGTCAAAACTCCTGTAATCGTTCTTTGGATTTTTTTTGTTCCCAAAAACCAATAGCGTGTACGTGTTTCGTGCAACCGGCACGGCAATGACAAGATTTACTTTGGCTTTGCGCAGCTTAAGCTCGATTTCGTCCCTGAGTCCGAAACAAAACGGATTTGTTTTCCATTCTTTCATAATAAATAAAGGTTTTTAGCAATCGCCGAATATGTGTAGGCAGGCCAGTTTGGTTCTTTTACAGCCAGAACAAGGTTTTTTAGCCCGCACGGCCGCTTTTTTGAGCAACAACATCGCACGATGTACGTAATCCGCCTGTCTTCTGGGCTAGACAAGCTCGTCTTAATCCTTAATTTATTAGTACGACAGCCGCCGACACTGAGTTTTTCAGACATTAAGTCGACCATGCTTTTGAATTCCGTAAGCGTCCCCATGTCAGCGCGCCCCGAGACCGTCGGCGTTTTGCTCGCAAACCAAAGCCACCATGGCGTCTCTGAGGTCCCTACTGAGGTCGGGATCCCAGATATGTTTTGCGCCTAGCAACTTTTGGATTTCCTGCAAAGCACGGGCTGCGCTGAGTAAGCCGGGCAAGCCCTTGTTTTCTGGTTTTTCTGTACAAAAAGGGCTCAAAATAAGCAATTGCAACGCCAAGCCACATAGGTTGTTCACGGGATACAAAGACCGATGCATTCCGCGTTTCAATGGCAGCATAAACTGAGTCATTACGATGATAGTAGTCCATATGGGCGGCGACAACAAGTATTATTTTGGCAGCAATCTTTAACACTGTAATCCCTGCCTTTGTTTGCTGTGCCAACAAAAGCTAGTAATTTTAAGGGCTTAGATGAAAAAAGAACTCAGGTTTTCCAGTAAAATCGATACCGCGGAATTCGACAGAAGCGTCGAACAGATGCAGCGCAAGCTCCGCGAGATCTACTCGGGCTCCGATAGCCAGCGCGCCCTCATGGAAACCCGGCAACGCGTGTCCCAAGCCGGCCTGGGTTCCGCCGTCACGCCCCAGGAGAAGGCCAAGGTCGACGCCGACGAGCGCAGACACCGCCAGGAGCTGGAAAAGTTTATCCGCCAACAGAGCCGCGAACAAGAAAAGCTTAACAAAGAACTGACGACCCAGGTCGCGCAAATGCGGGCACTGCGAAAAGAGCAGGAGGCCATGATTAAACTTGGTCGCGAAGACGTTGAAATCAAAGAAAAAATCAACAGACTGTCGCAATCGGCGTCGCAGACCCGCGCGCAAATCGCAGCCACGAGTTCCGCCACCAACCAAGCCCTGGATCAACGCCAACAGCTTATCAACGCCCAGCCACAGGGTTGGCAACGCGTGGCGAGAGGGTATCAAATGGGAGGCTTGGGCGGCGCCGCTCGGGCCTTAATCAGGCAACCGGGACTGATGGCAGGCGCGGCCTCTGGGCTCTTAGGCGGCGTCGGCGGCGCTCTCGGCATCGGCGGCATGTTATACGGCCAATACGCGGAGATGCCGGGCCAAATCGCACAGGCCGAAGGCACGGCTGCCACAGCAGCCGCACAGCCCGGACTCGCGTTTATCCGCGGCCAGGGCCTACAGGAAAGCCTTTTCGCCCCCGAACGCGCCAGAGCAGCCCAACAAGCCCAAGACACCCAGGCCGCGCGTAGGCGGGCGGCAAACATGCGCGCCGCCGGCGGCGTCGCTGGAATCTTAGGCGCTGGTGTCACAGGTGCCGCCGGCGGCGCAGCCCTTGGTGCGGGATTCTTTGGAATCGGAGCGATTCCAGGAGCGATCATTGGCGGCATAGGCGGTGCAGCAACTGCGGCTTACGGCATGTCGGGCAGCGCAAACATGACCCGGCTTTTAGGCGGCAGGTATTCCGAGGCCTTCGAAGCCCAGATGGCCGCCGAACAAGCGGGATTCGGTCAAAACTTTTTCGAGGACCTCCAGCGCAGGGACCCGATGAAAAAGGAATACATCGACCGTCTGTCGGGCAACGCGCAGCGCGACCTACAGCTGCAACGCGCGCTCGGTCTCAGCGACGCCGACCTCCGAGGCGGCACGGGTCTCCTGCAACGCGGGGCCAGCCAGGGATTCACCATTGACCAAACCGAACGCGCGGCCATGCAAGTCATGCAAGCCGGCGGTGGCACGAGGGCAGCGATTAATTCCTCCACCTTTGCTAACCGCATGGCCAGAGACCGCGACCTAACCAACGCCCCGCAGATCCTCGGTATGTTAGGCGGCACCTTGCAAGACCAATCCCAGGACAGCGCAACAGTTAAGATCTTAGCCGAAGGCGTGCGCTTGGGTCTCAACGGCAGCGAATTCGTAGAGGAGAACCGCAGATTTGCCCAAATCGCCGCCCAAGCCATCGCAGGCGCGGGCGCCAGGGACGAGGGTGCGGCAACGCGTATCGGCGCCACGTTCGCGGGCTTCGTCGGCGACCGCGGCACCCAGGGCTTGCAAGCCGCGCAGACCGGCTACCAGGCCTTCCAAGCCGTGACCGCGCAACGCGGGGGCAGCGTAGGCGCGCTTCAAGCCGCAGCGATGCAAAGCGATCCCGTGTTAAGCCGACTCGGCCGCGCGAGCCGAAGCATGGCTGTCGGCATGTCTGTGGAGCAAATCCAAGCCGGTGGCGCCGCCATTGAAGCCATGGCCGCAGAAGCCGGCGTAGACGTCGGCGAACTCCAGCAAAGCCTGGTATCTGCGAAGATGTCCTCGGTCGCGCCCACGCGCCGCGCCGACGAACTCAGGGACCAATTGCGATCGATGGCCAGGGGCCGAAGCCCGACGGAAGCCATGAGAGACCCGGCGTTCAGGCGCACCCTGGGTACCTATCAGACCGAACTCGCGCAATACACGCAAATGCCACAGGGAACCCGGGCTCAGGAGTCCTTTGCGCTGGGTAACGTATTCGGCGAACAAATGGCGGCAGGAGAGGCCGCGGAAGCCATGGCGGTCGCTCCCGGCGAGCGCCGCATCGCAGACATCCAAAGCGCGCAAACCGCGGGCGGCGAACTCGCGTTCCTCCGGGAAACCGTAGGCGGCCTCGGCGGCGCCATCGACAAAGCCAAAGCCGACGTCCAGAGCTTCGGCGAGGCCGTACTGCAAGTCGCGAAATCCATAGCCGACCAACGCAAGATCCTGGAATCCGGGGTCACGCAATCCACGGTAACCCAGGCGCAACGCCGCGCCGTAACGCAGCCACAGGCGCTGCCGCCGCGGAGGTAGCATATGAGCAAAGCGTATGTAAAGGACGTCAAGGCCAACGCAAGCAACCAGGGCTACTCCGAACACCAGACGTCGCCGGCGTGCGTGCTGACTTTTGTTCGCTGGTCTAATCGTTTCCCCAAAGACTACACCGGAGACAGCCTGGACACCCGGGACCCGCTTGTCGTCAGAAACGACTGCCTCCAGCTCCAGATCAGCTATCAGAAGGGCACGCATACGCCAATGATGTCGGCAACACTGGCTCCCGGCGACATCAGTTACGAGGCCGCGGTAGCTCCCGGAGACTTCGTGTTTGCAAACATTTTGGATTTCGAATCCCACGCCGACGAAGTCGCGGAAGCCGCGCTTAACCGCAGACCCGTCAACGGCGAGCACGACGGGTTCAAGGGTCTGTTTAAAGTGCATTCGGTGCGAAAAACCCTGCAAGTCAACGCGGAAACCGGCAAAAAAAACCTCGTGTTTAGAATCGACGCCTACGGATTCACGGAATTCAACAACGTCATATATTTCAACCCCTTTTTGCTCACGCCCGCGGAGGCGCAAAACGAGTTTCTTTTCATCACTAGACTGGGCAACGAATGGAATCAGCTCGTTGGTAACAAAAACGTCAATAACGTGCAAAAGATTATGCAGATCCTAATCGGCGCCGTAGTCGGCAACGGCGTCAGCGACGAGGGTCAGCGGGCTAAAAACGAGCTTCTGCGGAGCCCAAACGTACATTTCGAGGTTCCGAAGCTCGTCGGACAGCTGCTTGGTCTGCCAAGGGCGAAAAGCGCGAGAGACATCTATACCTTTCTTTTCGGAGTGCAAAAATACGCCGCCGGAGCCAGTCAGGAAATCGGCGCCGGCATGAATCCCGTCGTCGCCGCCGTCAACGGCAGGTTTGTCGAAACCCCGGATCCCGTCACGGGTGCCGCGCTTATCAAGGCCGACTACTGGAATCAGGTCCGCGCATGGGACATCCTTAGGCAATACCTGAACTCGCCTGTCAACGAATTATACACTTGTTTCCGCGTGAATCGCAGGGGTGCCGTGATGCCAACGGTTGTCATGCGGCAGATGCCATTTACGTCGGAAAAACTAAAGACCGGGTTTCCCGTCACTCGGTTTCTCAACCTACCCCGGTGGCGCATTGACCCCGGACTGCTAACAGAGGTCAACCTGGGCCGCGACGAAACGGCGAGAATCAATTTCGTGCAGGTCTTCGGGCGCGTCAATCAGATGTCCGGCGACGCCCAGCAGGCCGCGATCAGCGACCAAATCGCGGCCAAAAACTACCGGTTTGACATCGGCGACGTCAAGCGCAGCGGATTGCGGCCTTACGTCATAAACTCCAACTTCGACTACCTGGAAAACACGGCACGAGGCAAGGACTCCTACCTATCGGCGTCGCTGTGGACCGATCTTATCGCCGACGCCGTCATCGGCGGCCATCTAAAAATGAACGGCAGCGTGACTTCCGCGGGTATCGAAGAACCCATCGCCGTCGGCGACAACCTCGAACTAGACGGCTGCGTGTACCACATCGAGGGCGTCCAGCACGCCTTTGGAGTGTCGCCGGACGGCCGCAGGTATTTCAAGACCTCGCTTGCCCTCAGTCACGGCGTCGATCTCAGGTCATCGAAAGACCAGAAGATCTTCCCCTACATGGACAACCCCGACGGCATCGCCGAACAGATCCGAGACTTCGGCGCCGACCGCCTGTTGCCCGGGATCTCCGAGGCCCAGCTCACCACGGCAGCCCGCGAGCGTGCCGAGGGCAGCGAAGCCACGGCCCAACCCAATATCGGCTTTAATCCGCCGGGAACCCGGAGACGCTAATGGACAACGATTCCGTACTACCCTCGGGCCTCTTTGACACCGACTTCGGCGACCGCCTGTCTGGCTTCAACCGCACGTATAACAACTCCGGTCTCAAGGTCGGCGTCGTCGTGAAGTCCCACGAAATCGCCGCCGACACCAACGTAGGCAAGCTTTGCGTGGAATACGACGTCGTCGTCGTCGAGCAAGACGAAAACCGCGGCATCACGCCGATGCGGTACAGGAATTGTATAAGCGCGGACGGCCTGGGCGCAATCGCGGATTTCCTTGAATTCCGAATTCGCGAACAAAAGTCGTTTGAAGGCCCTGCCGAAGGCTTAGACGTAGGTAACCAAGACGGTGCCGTGGCTCTCTTACTGTGTCTGGACAAAAACTCCGACAAGGGCGTCATCGTCGGGTTTCTCAGTCACCCCGACCGCAAGTCCAAGCTCACCGAGGGCAGGCAGCTCGCAGGCGAGTTCAACGGTGTCGGAATCGAAATCCGCGACGACGGCAGCGTGAGCCTGACCTGGCGCGGCAGCACCGACAACAAGGGTGAAAAAGACAACGAAGACCAGGAGCCGGCTTCCGTTGACATCGAGGTCGACGGCAGCATACAGGTTGCTAACAAAGGCGTTACTATTCGCGCCGAAGCCGAGGGCAACGTGTCCGTGGCAGCGGCGGCCAAAATCAGCCTAGACGCCAAGGAAGACATCTCAGCAAAGACGGAAACCAACATAGACCTAGAGGCCAAAGAAAACTTTTCCGCCAAAATGAAGGCGTTGCTGATACAAGCATCGGGCAGCGCAACCCTGGAGTCGGAGGCGTTTAAAATCAGCACTCAAAAATCGTTGGAAGCAAAGGCTCAGCAAATAAAGGCCGAGGCCCAGGTGGGCTTGGTGTTAAAGGCGCCGCAAATAGAGATCGACGCCACGCTAGCCACGATTAAAGGTCTTGTGTTTCTCGGCGGCCAAGGCGGAACGCCGGCGCCCGTGCTTAGCACGCAATATATCGGAATCGGAAACATGGGGGCGCCAGTAGTAAGTCAGGCCGTGGGTCCGTTTAGTTCGAAAGTGTTTGTGGCGAGCTGATATGAAAAGATCAAAGAAGAGCAAAGACTTGCCGGTACCAGTTAAAACCGCAGCCGACCTGCGTCGATGGCACAACGCTGAGTTCGAGCAGTTCTACCTCGTCTTTGACAGAAATGTTTGTGTTTTTAATCAAGAATTTACGATGACCAAAGCAGTTGCTTTGCAGCGCTACGAGAAAATTCTGATAGAGTTAATGGACGCCTACGACGACGCCAAGACCGAGGCTAGAAAAAGAGAGGTCGCCGACGTCTTTTCTTCGTTTCTAATCATACCCTACCGGATCCACTGATGGCACTGAGCAAAACCGCCCGAATATCGATTTCGAAGAAAATCGTCGACTACCGAAGCCGGCGCCGCGGTCTCGAAGATGGAATTGCCGCCATACAAGCGGCACTATTGGAAGCGCAATCCCTTGACGCCGCCAACAAAGCCGCCTTCGACGTCGTAAACGCGCGCATATCCGCGTACCACTACGAATACCGCTCCATGTATGGATTCGCCGGCAACGACCGCAGCGATGTCACGGATTTCGATTTAGAGACAGCCGTTGATCTCGACCCCAACAGCAGGTTTTATCCCACAAATGCGATGGCGTTGCCACCCAGCCTGTCCGCGCCGTGGCTGGTTTTGCAGCCCTACATGCGCACCATCGGTTTTGGACTTAACGCAAACGAGGTCGCCGATACCAATTCCGCGCTACTGGAGTCCGATCTCATCACAGCTCTTAGGAACTCCCTCGACGAGGTCAACACATCTGGGATCCCCGAAATCGAGTTTGTAACCGGCCTGGAATGCTCGGGTGACATCTTTACGCCATCCGCTGCTGTCTCCGCCACCATCGCACAGGCGGTTGCCGACGCCGAGGCCTGGTTGGAGCGCCTAACGCTGTACCGCGATCAGTTGCCCGCCAATGAAATCGACGGCGTGAGAAAGTCGGGCAACTCCGTTTACGCCGGCGTCTTAGATGCGGCAATAGCTGCTGTTGAAACCTGGCTTGGTCTTCCCGACACCAATCCCAGCCATGGCCAGCTGACTTGCGTGGCCTTTTACGCCCTAGACCCGTCTACGCTCGGCCCGACCAAAATGCAAACCTCGGTCGCCAACGCGCTTATCGCTGTCTTAGACAACCGGGTCACGGAGCAACAAGCTCGTGCGGCGCAAATCCAAACCTATTTTGGCGTACCCAGCCAAGACCTTGTAACCGGCGAGGTCACGGAAACCGGCTACAACGGATTTCCCTTCGATGTTAATACAGGCACGGCCTCGGCTAGCGCTGACATCAGAGGCGCCGCCGTGCTCTCCGACGGCAGCGTTGTGCTTTCTTTTGCCGGCACCAACGTCTTCAACGGCACTCCGGCGCCAAGGCTCGTCAAGCTTAGGGAAAGCGGCAAAATCGACGACCGGTTTTTAACCAACATCGGCACCGCGGCGCAAACGCAGACCATTGCCGCCGTCGTCGCCGATGCCTCTGATAACCTTTTTTTAGGCGGAACCTTTACGACCTTTAATAGCAAGTCCAGAAGAGGTCTCGTCAAGCTGTTTTCCAATGGCACCGAAGACCAGTTGTTTAACGAAGCCTTTATGGGTCCGCTTTTTATCGGACCCAACGCGTCGGTTCTCGCCGTCGCCGTTCAGCCCGACGGTAAAGTTTTGGTCGGCGGTCAATTTACGTCTTACAACGGCAACGCTAGAAATCACCTAATCCGACTCAACGCCGACGGCAGCGAAGACGTGGCGTTTTACGCCAACCTTGGCACCGCATTTGACAGCGTGGTAAGCTCTATTGCCATTCAGGCCGATGGCAAAATAGTCGTCGGCGGCAGCTTTACCACCTTAAACTCGGTTTCCAGAGGTTCTTTGGTTAGACTCAATGCCAACGGTAGCGAAGACGCCGGATTCGCCGCAGCCATCGGTACCGGAGTCGCGGGTACGGTTTCCAGCGTGGCTATTCAAGCCGACGGAAAGATAGTCATAGGAGGCGGTTTTAACACCGTCAACGGCAACGTAAGACTGCGCGCGGCTAGGCTCAACGCCGACGGCAGCGACGACGCCGGGTTTTACGCAAATTTCGGCGGCGTGGGCGGAGGTCTTACGGTCGTAAACGTAGTCAAGGTCAGACCAGACCAAAAAATCCTCATCGGCGGCAATTACAGTGCAGTTACGCCTTCGCCGCGAACCGATCTTAACCTACTAAACACCAACGGCAGCCTGGACGCCACATTCACCACAAACGTCGGAACCGCAACCAATCCCGGACAAGTGCTTGGCATCGCCGTCTACGCCGACAACCGCGCCGTCGTAGTCGGCCAGTACGCGCTTTTCAACGGAGCCACGAGAAACGGCGTCGTAAGACTAGCCCCGGACGGCACCCTGGACCCCACAATCATTCCCGAAGACGGCGTTGGCATCTACGTGGAGCGCTGGCCCTACCTGAAACTACTGATTTCCCGCATCGGCGGCAGCTCTTTTAACGTCCGCACCCACGAAAACATCTTGGCCCGACAACAACAGGCGATTTTGGACGCGGAATTCGCTTTTAACGCCTATCGACTCCTGTGCAACGCCGTGCTGCTGTCGGCGCCCACCAACGCCACCAAGGCCGTACACGTCAAGGACTCCAGCGGCTTCCAGGTCGGCGACAACGTATTTGTCGTCAGCGACACCCAAGAAGAGGTTTCTGCCACCATTGTCGCCATCAACGGCAACAGTTTTGACCTCAGCCAGCCCGTGGCGGCAAAATACAGGCCCAACGAGTGGGCGAGGCTTTACAAAGACTTGACCTAAAGTCCCATTAGCTCTCTGAGATAGGCGTCGTTGTGTTTGGAAAAACAAAGATCGGAGACCTGCGAGGGGTACATCACAGACATCGGGCAGCCGTCCCAGAGATAGCCGTTGCTTTCGTAGTCCCTCTGGTCCGCGGGTCTTTTTTGGTCCTGGGACCTCTTATAGGTGCCGTTTTCGTGGTCGTGACCGCGGTCGAGCACACAATGTCCAAGTTCGTGGAGCATGAGTTGTAACCTGGCCTCTTCGGTGGCCAACGACCAGAAAAAATCATCGATCCAGATCTCTCGCCTGCCGTCGGAGAACTTCGCGCACATACCTATGATGCGAAAACGCATGAGGTTTTTTTCGTCCGCGACACCGGAGTTCATGTCTGTCACGAATCCCGCGGAAAGCGTATCTAAAACCCGGCGCTGGGATTCGCTTAGGTTTGCGGTGCCAAAAAACCCCAAGTAAGGCCTAAGTTCGGGGTGTACACCGCTGACCTTGGAAAGCGCGCCCTGCGGAGGCATGGCACAACCACCTAAGATGGCAAAAACAAGGGCGGATACCAATGCTCTCATTTGCGCCTCCTGAGCTTTTTAGCTCTGTTTTCCATAATAACACTCGGAGGTCTACTTTGCAACTTTTGTATGCCGTAAAACCCCAGCCACCCAAACACGTTTGCAAGCACAAGAAATAACAGGTGTTTTGGGTCGGCCATAAGGTCCTTGGGAATAAAACAGCGGTGATAATCTTATCTCAGAGGCCCAATGAGTAATAGATTGATTCCATCCCCGGCAAATCTCATCGATTCCGCAGCCGCGTCAGCGAGAAACCTGATTGGACAACAGTCGTCGAATCAAGCCCGATCAGCGGCGGCGCCCTGGAAACCCGAGGGCACGCCCGGCACGTTTTTCAAACCCATTACCATCGAGCCCGATCGCTGGGATAAGCTCTATCCTTATAGATTGCTCGTCGTCGACGTCGCAAACGGCAATAAGATCGTAGGCAAACAGGGGCAAATAAACTCAAGAAAAGAGCAGCTACCCACGGGTGGTTTTAACATCATTTTTGAACCCGTTGGCAACAAATGGGAGTTCAGACTGCCTATTACGCCCCAACAGATGCAGATCTCGACACCGTTTGCCGTTGAAAGCTATGCCACCTTAAAAGGCGTCGTCGAAGAGCACGGCGGCGTCAGGTTTAAGCTCATCAACTTCGCCGGCACCATGGGCGTGTGGCCGTTTAGACCCACCCTGGATCAGGGACCGAAGCCACAAAGCCCCGAGGCTCGCATTCAAGCCGAAATCCAGGCCGCCGCGGGCTCGTCTTTGCAACTCGCAGGAGCTTTGGCCAACCAAATCCAAGGCCTCGCCCGCATCGCCGACAACAAACACCCGCAGTCGGCGTCGGCGGTGATTCCGCCCGCGCAAACCCCGGAAGGTGCGACAGGTACCGGATACGCGCAGGCGCTTTTGCTCGACCAGTTCCTGGAGCAGTACGCGGAACTCAAGCGCGACCCCAGAAATTCCACACTTAGGCTTGTACTTGACATTCCCAAGCAAAATCAATCATTTATTGTCACCCCCATGCTTTTCGACTGGCTGCAAAGCATTGAGTCGCCGGCGGAAATCAAATACCGCATGCAACTCAAAGCCTGGCGCCGCATAACAGTGGAAAGCGTGGACTCCAGCCCTCCGCCAAGCCTGCCCGGCCTCACGCCGTCAATCCTTCAATCCGCGCTAAACGCGGTACGCGAGACCAGACGCGCGCTTGCAACCGCGTACAACCTCGTCAGGGCGGTAAGAAGTGATTTCCAGACCCCTTTTAACGCACTCAGGGAAACCGCGCTTTTCATCAAAGAACTAGCAAGCCTACCGGCCACAGTAGCCGACCTACCATCGCAGCTCATCGGCGACAGCTTCGCCGCCGTCAGCGACGCACTGGCAACTCTGGACTCCACGAGCTTTCAGTCCCTGGCTTCCCAGCAAACACTTAAAACCCAGCTTCAAGGCTTCGCCGGCCAACGCGAGCAGCGCGAGGGACTAAACACGGCAGCGGTACAGCGTGGGCAGGCCGGTCAGCGTCAGAGGTCGGCGTTAGCCGTGGATCCCACGCAAAACGCGTTTCAATCGCCGGAGCAAAACTTTGACCTTTTTGACGCCGTCGGCGTTGACACCCTTAAGCTAAGCCCAAGCCAGCGCGACGCCATCGACGCCGAAGTCGAGCGCGTGTCCCTACTCACCGTCGACGACCTCAGACGCCACCGTCAAACCATGCTCGATCTCGCGCTACAGATCAGCAACGCCTTCGGCGACGGCGACGACACCTACAACCGCGTCTACGGAAGGCCGACGAAACGCGAGCGCGTGCAACCCATCACCATCGACGAGTACGCCGTACTTGCCGCCATTTACAACACCGTGCAGGCGTACAGCGATCTCACGGTTACCAACGACATCGACGACGGCAGAATTCAATCCGCAATGGAATACGTGGCAGAACTAGCCCAGGCCTCGGACATCACTTTCGACACCACCGCGGCTAAGATCAGAGTACCGGTTCCGTTTGGGCTCACCATCGAGCAAATCGCTGCCCGTTATTTAGGCGACCCCGATCGCTGGCTTGAAATCGCGACCCTAAACGCGCTCCGCAGCCCCTACATCGACGAAAGCGGGTTCGAATACCCGCTGCTATCTAACGCAAGTGGGAGACAGATCAACGTCGCCTCAAATCAGAATCTTTACGTAAATCAAAGACTTACGTTGATCGCAAGCGGGCAGCCCCTGCGCTCCAGACGTGTTGTAAACATCGAAAGAATCAGCGACACCAACTATCTCATTACCCTCGACGGTCTCGACGACCTGTCGCCGTACACGTTAAGCGCGGGCGCGAGAATCCGTGGCTACCTGCCGGGAACCGTCAACAGCCAAAACCAGATTTTTATACCCAGCGACCTGCCCGCCGACGAGCAGCCCAACACCAGGCCCGTGCCCGTGACCAAAGGCGACCCCCTTGTAGGTCTCAGCAAGATCGATTGGAAGCTCACGGAAAGCGGTGATTTGGCCCTTGACTCCTTTGCGGAGATCAGGCTTAGTTTTGGCATGGCAAACATCATACAAGCGCTTTGGCTTAAATTCGCCACCCCACTAGGCAGGCTTATCAAACATCCGAGCTTCGGATCCGGACTCCAACACGGCATAAGCAACGCAGACATCGCCGCCGCCGACATCTATCAGTCATTGAAAGCCGCCATTGAAGAAGACTTCAGATTCGGAGCCCTGCAAAGGCTTGAAATCACAATAAAAGGACCACAGGTCGGAGTAAGACTGGCGGTCGAACTCGCCAACGGCAACGGCGTGGTTCCTGTGGGATTTGTTTTAAACCAATGATAACCGCGCAAATGCAATCTTTGTTGATATAGGAACACTATGGCGACTCCGCAACCGAAATCCTACGATAAAATCTTAGGCGAAATGCTCAACCAATACATCTCCGAAACCGGGGTCAACGACCTCGGCACCGGAGGCGCGTTGGTGTCGTTTTCCGAGGCCGTAGCATTAGCCGTCGCCAGGGCCAGCGGCGACTTGTTTCAAGTGCTCCGCGACCAAAGCGTGGACCGCGCAGCCGGCGACCGGCTCCGCACCATCGCCAGAGACGAGGGGCTCCGAGAGCTTCCGGCACGGGTGGCGACGGGACAGGTGACGTTTTCCGACACCAGTTTTGCTAAGATTTCAACCAAGGTCTACGCCGGCGGTCAGCCAGTAAACCCCGGCAGCTTGTCGGTAAACGCCAGCGACGCAAGCCAGTTCCCTCCCACGGGCAGCGTTTACATCGGGCGCGGGACGCCAAACGTCGAGGGGCCAATCGCGTACTCCGCCGCCACGCAAACCGGCGGCTTTTGGGTTATCACACTGTCCTCGCCGACGACTAAGTTTCACAACATCAACGAAACCATTACGCTTGCCCAAGGCGGCGTGCGCGCGATTCCCGTCGGCACCGTTGTCAAGGTGCCCGGCAGCGGCGGCAACGCAGATATCAACTACACCGTAGATCAACCGGCGGCGATTCTCGACGGCGAAACCGAGGCGCCAGGCGTGCCGGTTAGCGCCCAAGAACTCGGCGCCAAAGGAAACGCAGCCATCGGCGCCATCAGGGCTTTTAGCACAGCACCGTTTGCCGGTGCCGCCGTCACCAACCCTCTGCCCTTCAAGACCGGCAGAGACGTGGAAACCGACGAAGAACTCAGAATCAGAATCAAACGCGCGCGGCTCAGCAAAGGCTTGGGCACCAGCCTCGCTGTTAAAAACGCCGTCATCGGCGCAACTCCCGCCGACGAAAACGCAAGCGTGGTTTCCGCGGAAATCGTAACCGCGGGCGGACAAACCACACTTTTCATCGACGACGGCACGGGTTACGAGGAAAAAACCCAAGGCGTTGGCGTGGAATTCATTGTCGACTCCGCGCTCGGCGGCGAGACCAACTTCCAGCTTGAAACCGGCGGCAGGCAGTCATCGGTTGCCAAGGCATATCTGGAATCCAACCTAAGCGCGCCCTTTGACGTCAAGGACGGAGACCGATTGGCAGTTGCCGTGGGTGGCATCGTAAGCGAGCACATCTTTCAAGCCCAGGATTTCATCAGCGCCGGCGCCGCCACCGCATACGAACTTGTGGCAAGCATCAACGCCAACGCCGATCTCGGCTTTGAGGCCTACACCGCAGAGGGCGGACTAAAACTCGTCGTCGCCGCAAAGAACGAAGACAACGAAGACTTGCAAATCGCCGACGTCCAGGCCGGACGCAGTGTGGCGGAACTCGTAGGATTCCCTTCAAATAAAATCGAAACCCTGCGGTTGTTTAAAAACAAGACACCTCTGAGCAAAGACGGCGCCATTGCTATCGTAACCAGCCTTAGACAAGCCGAGTGGTCGCCGTCGCTGGCCAGCGGAGACACGTTAATCGTAGCCGTAGACGGCACCGCCGCCATCGCCTACACCATCACCGACGCCGATTTTATCGCCGAAGGCACGTATCTGTCGGTGTCGGCGTCTAATTCCTTGGAAAGCTGGGCAAACGTGTTTAACGCCAAAATCACCGGTGTCACGGCCTCGGTTATCGGCGAACAGATCCGCCTGGTGTCAAATCTAGGCGCTAGCAATCGCGCAAGCGTCGTCATCGACGCGTCCTCGGACCTCGTGATCAAAGGCGTGTTTGGCGGTCAGGAAAGTCTGGAATCCCAGGGTCGCGCCTCCGATTACGAATTCAGCCGCAACACCGCACAAATCAAGCTCGCCCAACCCCTGGACGCCGGCGACGAACTCACGGCTGGCAGCGCAGACACCGCGGCCCGCCTGCAGGCGCAACGCATCTTAGGCGGCAGCCTCACCCTGGGCGTGGCGGCAAACCTGTGGTTTTTAGTCGACGACGCCGACGCGGAAATCGTCAACACGGGCCTAAGCGGCGACACCCTGATTGCTGTAAGCAAGCCATCAACGGATATCATCAGATACACCACCGCGGTCGCGGGTGCGTTTTCCAACGTCGCCGTCGGCGATTACGTCATCGTGTGGAGCGCGGAGTTAAGCGCGGCAAACCGATTAGAAGGTCGCGTAACGGCGTCGACGACCACCACCGTAGACATCAAGGTCACGGCTTCCGAGTTTGCAGCCGCCGTTGTGGAATCGGGGATTTTCTACCAGCAGGGTTTTGCAGTGGTGCGCACCGCAGAGGTGCCGCAAAAATTTACCGTCGGCGCCGGTGTTAAAACCATCAACGCCATCGCAGCCGAACTCCAAGCCCAGGGCAGAGGCATCACGTTTTCCGCCATCGACGAAGAAATCCTAGTCGCGGAGTCGCTTACCCTGGACGCCTCCGGTGCCGTGCTTTGCGTGACCGCAGACGAAAGCGGACAGGCGCTGCTTTTTCCCGAAGCACAAACCGCAAACAGCAACGACAGCCTAACGGCTTTCCTGGAAAGCGGATTCCAAGAGGGCGAGTTCCCGCTTTTCGTCCACAGCGAGGTCGACGCGGAGGCCAGTGCGGTGCCGCCGTCGACTTACATCTCGTCGGTATCGGTAACCGATGACTGGGAAGCCTTGGGTCTCGACCCCAACGTCATCGTAGGCACGTTGCAACCCTATCAGGGTTCCCAAGACGTGCTACAACCCAGGGAAACCACCGTTTCCACGCTTGTCGTCGCTGATTTGGTTTCTATCGAAAACGACGATCTGGTGAAGCGCCTCCGAGTCGGGGATCGCCTGTACGCGGCAAACCCACTTGACTTCGGCCACAACGATTCCGTTGTGGCTATTTTCGACGGCGACGCCACCGATAAGACTTTTGCAATGCCGTTTTTCAGAACCGCGGTCGCCAATACCACGATCCCAAACAATCCCAACACCTTCAACGCCTACGACGCCGACGCCGGTCCAACGACGGCGTTTTCGTTGTTTTTTGGCGCCAGCTTTGATTTCTCCGATTTCAAGGCGCTGATGCAGGCACGTGCGGTTCTCGATCCCCCCGCCGCCGAAGACGCGATTTTGTACCGCAGCCGCGCCTGGGGGCGCAGCGGAGAAAAAATCACCGTCGGATACGCGTACCCGTCGGCGCCCAACAGCCCTATTTCACACTTTGTGTCGGCGTCGGACAGCGTTGATGTAAAAATCGTACTCCAAAGCGCGGCTGCCATTCCCACCGCCATCGATGGCACCACGGAATGGGATATCACTGTTACGCCAAACATACCAGTAGCAGGCGTGGATCAGGTCACGTTTACGTGGACCGGCGCCGGAACCGCACCCGCGCTTGGCGCCCTGGCCGGAGGCGAGTACGTGAGGATCGCCCAGGGTTCAGAAATCAGTGTGGAAAACACCGGCGTCTACCGCGTTAGCACAGAAATCGGCTTCACGCCAACCGCTAACAGTTTTTCCGTCGCGCGCGCGCCAGGAGCCGTTGAGGAATACGACAAGGCCACGCTTTCGGCGTCGGTGTTTCAATTCTACGCCGCCCTGCCGACCACTGCTGAGGAAATCGTCGAATACGTCAATCAGTCCCAGCTCTCCGACATCGTAGGTGCCGAACTAGTCGACGATGGCGGTACCACGGGCGCAGGCGTCATTGGGCTAAGCACCGCTGAAAACAACGACTTCGCCTCCGACTCCGTCCAACTCCAAGACGGCATCAACTGGATTGCGGCTTCGAATCTCGGCGGATCTCCGCAATTCACGTTTAAGCGCCCGCTTGCGTTGCCGTCTGCGACCGGCTATGCGTTTAACGCCGGCACGGAAATCAAACTCGTACCAGCCACCATAGACCAGGTCCGCAGGCTTCTTAACGTGCTAGCGGTTACCGGCGCCACAACCGTCGCCGACATCGACGCCAGCCGCCGCGAACGCAGGCTTCAAATCGCAACCCAGCTTTTGGGCAGCGAAGGTAGCGTGCAGGTCATCGGCGGCGCCGCCAACGAAGCCCTGGCCTCTGTTATCGGATCCGCGATTGCCATCGACAACAGTTTTTCTCTGTTAACCACGTCTTCGGGTAGCGCGCAAAACCTGCACAGCGATCAATGGGTGCTCGCCCAAGCCGCAAATCCCCAGCGCAAGGCCGCGCTGATCCGCGAAACCGCGCTTGCGTCGGCGATGCCGGGCGTACCGGCTGTTGGATCTTCGGTTTTCCAACTATTTAACCGCACCCTAGACAGCAGGCATTTCGGCAGACCTAGAAACCACGTCAGAACCCAGCTGAGAAGCTTTAAAGTGGAAAAACAAGGCTTGCTTACCTGCGTTAGTTGGGACGGCCAGGGCTCGCAGCCGCAATTCCTGCACGCGCTAAATCTCAACGACACCGCACCGGGAACGCTGAACATCTATTCCGTGGGCTCGGGATCGGAATTCGAAATCCTTGTGCTTACCGGCCCCATGAATTTCAACGAAGTCTCCATTGGCGACTTCATTGACGTGCAAAACATGACGGAATCCCAAAACAATGGCAGATTCCTTGTAACCGGACGCAGCGCCGACGGCAAAACACTCAGAATCCTGAATCCCCTGGGGCGCAACCAGCTCTCGCAGTCCGTGTTTACCATCACCGACAACGCCGACGTCGCCGGCGACGACTTCGAGGTCGACGGCAACGTGTTTGAAGCCGGACTAGACTTTGCTGTAGGCGTAACAGCTGCGGAAACCGCGCAAAACCTGGCAGCCGTGCTTGGAACCGTGCCTGGCGTCGAGGCTGAGGCGGTTTCCAACACCGTAGTCGTGACCGCGGACACGCCAAGCTCGTCTCTGACTACGTCTTACACCAATAACGCCGGCGCACCAGGGGCTTCCGTGAGTTCGGCGACCCTTGTGGGGTCCGCATATGCCAGCGGCGACTTCTCTTGCGACTCCGAGGTCTCCGAAGGCGACACCGTTGTCATCGCCTCCCCTTTTAACGCTCTAAACCAAGGCAGATTCCGTGTCATTCGCAGGTTTGCCAACAGTTTTTACATCGAAAACCCGTCTAGCGTCGACGAATTGGTGGCCTTGCCCGCAAATCCTGTGGCAACCGCCTACGACGGCACTACGGAATTCGATGTATTGGCCTCCGACAACAACTTCAGACTACAATGGACCGGCGTTGGTACCGAACCGCAGTTTTCTCTGCTAAGGCCGGGCGACGAAATCACTACGGGAACCGACTTCGCCGCCGCAAATCAGGGCACTTTTATGATTTCCCGAGCCCAGGACGGCAAGGCGGAGATCTCAAGGTTTTCGCTACCCGCGGGCTCCGCGATTAACAGCGGCGAATATTTCCTCCTCAACGCTGCCGAAGACGCCACAGAATACTACGTATGGTTCAACGTCGACTCCGGCGGCGGCGACCCCATGGTTGTTGGCAAAACAGGCATTCAAGTCGCGGTTCTGTCCTCGGATTCCGCGACAGCGGTGGCAAATGCCGTAGCCGCAGCCGTCGATGCCGTCGCCGATTTTGCCGCACAGGCGTCGGCTAACACCGTAGTCGTGGAAAACCAAGCCTTGGGTCCCTGCACCGACGCCGCAAACGTAAGCGTCAGCGGCGACTTCGACGTGGAAATCCTCCAACAAGGCCAGCACGCGTTCCTGGAAGCCGTAAACGCCAGCGCTGTCGCGGAATCCGGGATCACGATTTCTGACGTTCTGGAGTTTCACAGGCCCCAGCTGTTGTTTTTCGAATACGAAGCCACGCAGCCCGGCGACACGCTTAGTATCACCACAGATGCTCTTGGCGCGCAAAACCGCGCCGATTGGCTCATCGAAGACGTCCTCGACGACGACACCGTCGTCGTCGCTGGCACCATGGCCGCCCAGGAGCCGCAAAGCCTTTTTGACATCGAGGACTCCGTTTTTGTCCGCGAAGCCCAACCCTATCGCGGGTACAAGCAAATCCATTACGTGTGCGCGGACCCCTCGAACTCCAACCGAGCCCTGGTGTGCCTGAAATCCAGGAATCAGTTTGAAAAAATCAACGCCGACGCCGGCGCGGTAATCGAAGCCGTGGGTAAACTCAGTTTTTCTACCGTACTTAGAAAAGGCTTGGACAGCTACCGCTACCATACCGGCCTCATCGGAGAGGCGAATCGAATCGTCTACGGCGACCCCAGAGATAACACCACGTATCCCGGAGTATCTGCGGCTGGCGCGGAAATCTTCATTCGAGGGCCTCTGATTCGCAGGGTGCAGGTCTCCATTAGCGCAAGAATTGAGACCGGAATCCCGTTCTCGCAAATCGTCGAACAGGTGAGGACCTCAGTGGCGTCGCTAATCGAAGGTAATCCTATTGGAGAAAGCATTGCAATTTCCGACATCATTGCCGTCGTAAACTCGATACCAGGAGTTAGGGCGGTTGCCATTGACAGTCCGTTATATAACAGCTTAAACGACACCATTAGAATCGCTCAAAACGAAAAATCGCGTATCATCGACGCCGTCGCTGACATCACGGTTTCACAGATAGGATAACGCTTGGCATCCGTGGACGACGAGTATAAAAAACTACGCGCGTTTTTGAATCCCGCCATTCGCGGGCCTGCGGTGGATCAACTGCTTCGCACGCTTGCCGTGGCTTCGCAGTACTTGACGGAAAACTCGCAAGCCGTCGGCGATCAGATCTACATCAGTCGTGCGTCGGGGCGCTACCTAGACCAGCGCCTCGCCGACTACGGGCTTATCAGGCCCGCCGCCGTTGGCCTCAGCGACGACGTGTTTCGGGAAATCGGCATCGCTGTCGTGAATCGCAAACAAGTCCGAGACCTTATCATGAACCTGCTTGCGATTTTGTTTGGCGAAGAGGCGACGCAAGCAACGTCTAATAGCGCAAATCTTGAGCCATATCAACTACAAGACGGCGACACGCTCCGGGTTTCCTTTGATGGCGGACCGATAGCGGACATCGTGTTTGAGGCCCAGGACTTTCAAAACATCTCAGCCGCCAAGGCCCAAGAGGTCGCCGACGCCGTCACGCGTGCCTTGCGCAGTCAGGGCAAAACCGGTCGCGCGTTTGCCAAAGACGACGGCGACGGCGCCTATGTTGTTCTAATCAGCGACACCCGAGGGCCGAGTTCGTCGGTTACCGTCTGGGGTGGGCGCGCGCAAAACGAACTCGTTTTCGACAAACCCAGACCCACGCTAAACGGCGCCGACACCCAGTGGACGCTAACCGTAGCCGACGGCAGCACCATTAGATTTACCTGGTCCGCGGGCAGCAATCCTTTCGTGGGACGCGTCAGAGCCGGCGACTACGTAAACGTGTTTGGATCTGCGTTTGAACCCGAAAACCGCGGCACGTTTTTGGTCAAAGCCGCCCAGGGCGGCGACATCGGCGAGGCCTATTTTGAAATCGACAACCCGCTTGGCAGCGCAGAAATCGCCGTCCAGGGCACCGCAGACGCGGTTTTGTTTTTCCAACCCTTCCGCCACACGCTTTCGACGAAAAACCGATTCGCCGCCGTGTACCAGGAACAAGCCAGGCTTTTAGAAGTGTTCATACCTGCGACTACCAGGGTAGTACGCCGATCCAGGGTGGGCGCCGCCCACGTCCACGGCGAACCCGTGTTTACGTCAACGCAATACATCGACGGCAGCAACGAAATCACCGACGTCACGTGCCCGCCTAAGGCGTCTATCGTCGACGGATCCTATTTTCTACTAAACTCCGCACTCGACTCCACGGAGTACTACGTGTACTTCGACACCACAGGCGCCGACCTCAACGACCCCGCAGTTGTTGGCAAAACCGGGATTCGCGTTGACGTAAGCGCGGCTTCTACGGCATCCGAGGTCGCCGAGGCCCTAGCCACAGCAGTTACAGGCGTCGCGGATTTCAGCGCTGCCCCGCCTCCGGCTTCCGTGGTTAGGATCGCAAACCTAAACCCGGGCTCCGCCACCGACGCCGCAAACGTAAGCGTAACCGGTTTATCGGTTTCCGTGTTTCAGCAAGGCGTGGACCCCGAGACCGTGGTCGTTGAAACCCCGAACCCCGACGACACAAGCGCAAACAACCTAGGACCGTATATCTACGACCTAAGCCAGCCGTTTACCGTCTCCCACATCGGCACCCTTGCCCAGGCCGCGGTAACGCCGTCGTCGGGACGCGTAATCAGGGTCGCCGACGCAAGCCAGTTCCCCGACGCCCCCGGACATTTGATTTTAGGCTATGGCACCAGCAGACAAGAAGGTCCGATTCCGTACCTGTCCCGGCCTAGTCAGACCTCCTTGCTTGTCAACCCCAGTTACAACATCCAAAACAACCACGGTGTCAACACCGACGTTGCCCTGGTCGCGCAAAACTCGCCCGTAGTACTCGCCAAAGACGGCAGCGACTACCAGTTCTATCTCACCGACGTCGTTGCCGGGCGCGTCTACGCCGAAGACCTCATCAACGCCGTGGCAGCAACGGGTATCCAGGTTATGATTACCGTCATTTATCCCAACGACATCGGCTTGGCCAAATATGGCACCCCGGACAGTGACAAAACAAGGATATGGGGTGAGTGATGGCTGGCAGAGTAACAATGGTAGGCGCCGACGTAAGAATTTTCATCAACCAAACCCTGTACCCGCAGGCACAAAGCGTGTCGTGGTCCATGGATTACGGGGAGTCAGAAATCTACGGCATCGACTCCGTGCTGCCCCAGGAAATCGCCCCCGGGCGGAACTCGGTGTCGGGGCAAATCCAGGGTCTTCGCGTCACCCATAGCGGAGGTTTGCAGGCCGTCGGCGCTCGCGGGCTTGTCACCCAACTTTTATCGGCGCCCTACGTTTCCATTCGTATCCAGGACCGCAGAACCGGCGAGGACTTGCTTTTCGTTCCCAGAGCCAAGGTTTCCCAACAGTCTCACCAGGCCGCCACTAAGGGTGTGGTTCGGATGAGCTTTGCTTTCAAAGGATTGGTGCCTTTTGAGCCCCTCGACCGCAACCAATGACGCTAGTCACGCACGCCAGGCTCGTAGCGCTTGCCTCGGGTCTTATATTTGCACCCCGGACACGCGCGAATATACCAGAGGTCGGCGCCCTTGCTGTATTTTATCATCACCAGGCGGTGCTCGCGACAGTTGTAACACGTGCGATCCGGACCTCTGGTCTCTACGATTTCCGGCGCCGGGCGTCTGTCTTGGCAGTCCTCGCATTCGGATTCCTGAGGTCTTCGCAGCTGTTTGCGAAGGCGGTCAATTTCCCTTTTCAACCTCTTGTTTTCATGGGACAATTCTTGAACTCTAGTAAATTCCCTGTCACCGCGACCGTTTTTTGCTTTTCCGCCCAAGAGGACCTCTTTTGCGCGCCCTGGCGCGCCCTTGCTTTAAATATAACCTCCGCGGCTTTTTTTCAAAAGAGCAATCTTTATCATGTCAGAGGTCTTAAATGAGCGTTAGGCGACAATTCAATTTCATCAGCCAGGCCCGCGTAGACGTACCCCATCTCAGGGCCGTGGAGTCCGCGGTTGCCAATGATTTCGACGAGTTACTAGCGGGCGTCGTCACCGGCGCCGGCGAAAGCTACGTGATCCGCGGCCTGGAAATCAACATGACCGGCGCCATTGGCGCCGCCGCAAACGGCCTCCAGCTCATCGTTGCCGACTCCGCGCTTCTCCACGGCTCCAGCCGTGAGGCAGGCACGTTTTTCACCATCGCCGCCGGAACGCCGCCGGAAACCCTAAACGCCACCATCAACCCCAGGGTTTCGGGGTCGTTTACGCCAAACACCATCAACTACATCGGTGTCGAGTACGTGCGGTCCATCGACGACAGCACCGCGGACCAGCGCTACATCTGGAACCCGACTTCCAACGAAGAAACTACAAAAACCGTGCCATCGGCGCGCGTCATGGATTACCAAATCGTAATCACAACCTCGGTTTGGGCGGCAAACGTCATTCCCGTCGCCCGCGTGCTCACCGACGTCGCCAACAACGTCGTCGACGTCACCGACCAGCGCGCGCTCCTCTATCGCCTGGGCAGCGCGGGGCGCGAGTCGCCGAATCCCGCATACGAATACGGCTGGGACACCCAGCCCGAGGGTCGTACGGAAAACCCACCTACGTCAACGATTAGCTCCGTGTCTCCGTTCCGCGGCGGCGACAAGGGCATCTTTAACCTAAAGCAGTGGATGGACGCCATCATGACGTCCTTGAAGGAAATCAAGGGCGGCGTGTTCTGGTATTCGCCGAACACCGCAGGCAGTCTGGTTAAAATCCGCCAAGACATCGCAAACACGGTCTTCACGGGTCGCGGCGACATCAGCCACAGCGACTCCGTGGCCGGACAGATGAATTGGAGCCAGGACATCTTTATCCGGTTCATCGGCGGCAGCCTCCAGTATCGATTACTTGCCAACCCATCGGGCTCCGATATCGTATTGGCCGACAACGAAGTCGCTTACCTGACTCTGGTTCGCGGCGTAGACGTGGTGCCAAATCTTATCTGGATCAACGGCGGATCCACGGTGGCAAGCGTGGGCGGCGTAGCTTGGACGGCGCCGCTGCAAGCCGGCGACTTCATCAAGCTCGCCACCGACGCCGACACCAGCTACTATCAAATCCAGTCCGTGGACAGCCTGAGCCAAGTCACGCTTGTGACCGCGTTTGCCGGCGTTTCCACGGGACCCAGCGGGACCAAGTCCCAGTACGCGTTTGGCGTCTACGAAACCAATCCCGCACCAAGCACGGACAGGCATGTTAAAATCGCCGACCGCGGCAGCGTGCCCTTTGACGAAGACACGTTTTGGTTTCTCATGCGCGCCGACAGCGGCGGCGCTACGCCAAGGATTTACGCGCGATTCATTGGCGTCGAACTCGAACAGGGCGAAAGTCAGGAAATCAACGACAACACAAGTCTGCAGCTCCTCACCTACGTGGGCAGCACCGGCGAAAGCGACGACGCCCCCGATTACACCACCCAACTCGGCGCCGCGGTTGCGGAAATCACGGAAATCACGTTTCCCGCCGGAGCCGCGATCACCAGCGGTCAGTATTTCACACTTTACAGCGGTCGCGACGAGACCGCGTACTACGTATGGTTCAACGTCGACGGCGGAGGCGGCGATCCCGCGCCCTTCAATAAGGTAGGCATCGAGGTCTCGATTTCAAGCGCGGATAGCGCGCCAGCCGTAGCCACAACGGTGGAAAACCAAATCTTAGCCACCGGAGACTTCTTAACTTCTACGACAGGCGCCGTGCTTGAACTCGAAGCTGCGGTTTTCGGACCTTGTACCGACGCCGCAAACTTCGACGTCGGCGGCAGTTTTTCCATCTCGGTAACCCAACAGGGTAGCGGCTATCCCAACTATTACGTCGCCGACGGCGACAGCCTTACGACTTCGATTAAGGTCCTTGACCAGGCGCTAAACGCCGCCATCGACGGCCTGGAAAGCCAGGACTACGAGGAATACGTCGACGTCATCACAGGTCTACCGTCCAACGACAACGAAATCCAAGGCCCGATTACGGCTCCATACGTGCTGGAAATCCCCCGCGACAGCTCGAATCAAAACATCGCCAGACCTTATTTGGTAGGCACGAAACAGATCGAAGTGTATCTAAATGGGGTCAAGCTAAGCCTTGGTCAGGACTGGGACGAAGTCGGAGCCCTAGGCGCGGAAAGCAAC